TATTCCAACGACGATGATGAGGTTAAAAAAGAAAAAATTAAAAACTTATTGAATATCAAATGAAAAACTTTTTATTAGTATTTTTTACCTTCGTATCACCGCTATTACCACTAGCATTATTGGTATCGCTGTTTTCTGTATTAGACACTTTTGTAGGTCGTTGGTATGCCAGACAGATTGGAGAACAAATAACCTCTCGTAAGACCCGTAAAGGACTTACAAATAAATTATCAATCTACTTCTTGGTTCTAATCACAACATATCTTATAGATAGGACGATCGTAAATGAGATTACAAGAAACTACATTTGGTTTGATTTCGCATTCACCAAGTTCTTTGCCTCACTTTTAATATGGGTGGAGTACGGAAGCATCGATGAAAAAATTAAATGGGTAAAGGGTAAGGGACTTACAGATAAAATCGTTGAGTTTGGAAAATCACTAAAGAAAATCGTTGGTTTTACCAAAGAGATTAAACCAAATTAAACAAAAAATAAACAAATATAATTTAATGTGTAAAATGAGTAAAACAAGTAACATTATATCCAAGATTAAACAACTTTTCGCAGAGGAAGAACATATGGGCGATTACAACGCCGCAACAGGTCAAATTATTCGTGTTATGGGTAATTTATCAGTTGGGACAAAAGTCGCTGAAATGGCTGCCGAGAAGGAAAGTCCATTAGCAGATGGGAATTATCTATTGGATAATGGTAAATCAATTACAGTAACCGCTGGTGAGATTACAGAAATTAACGAATACGACGCAGGTAATAAACCAAACCCAGTAGAAATGGAAACAGAAGAAGAAATGATTGAGGACGCAAAAGACGAAATGGAAGATTACGGTAAAGAAATCAACACAAAATTAGAAGATGGAACTGAAGTAAAAATTATGTCTAAAGGTGAGGCATTATCTGTAGGTGATTCTGTTATGGTTAAGGACGCATCAGGTGAGTTTGTTAAGGCACCAGAAGGTGAACACAAACTTATTGAGGGTCTAACAATCTATACTGACGCTGAAGGTTTTATCAACGAACTTGAGACAAAAGAAACAGAGGAAGATGATACTGAATCAGAGGAAATGAAAACTATGTTTGAAGCGGTTTCAACTATCAAATCTGTAGTCGAGGAATTGAGATCTACAATCAACGATCTTAAAACAGAAAACAACGAATTAAAAGAAAGATTTAACAAGTTTGCTGCTGAACCATCAGTAGAAACAATAACCAAAAAAACTGAAACATTATCCAAAACATCAAAAAAAGAGGATAAGTTAAAGTTTTTCGGTCAAAGATAAATAAACTAAAAAAATAAATTAAAAAATGGCATTAAATGTAAACGGCTTAACAGCCTATGTAGATCAGGAAAGAATGGCACTTATCAAAAAAATGATTTTAGGTGGTCGTTCAACAAGTTTTCTTACAATCCAGCCAGACATCAAATCAGCAGCAAGCATTAACTTATTGTCTTCTGACCTTGTAGCACAAGCGGGTGGGTGTGGATTTAACGATGATGGTGAAACCATCTTAACTCAAAACACTTTGAACGTATGTCCGTTAAAAGTGAATGAGAGTATTTGTATTGATACATTAGAACAATACTACACTCAAAAAATGTTGGCACCAGGTTCATACGATACTGACTTCGGTTTCGAGCAATTGTATGTTGAGGAAAAAGTATCTCAAATCTCATCTCTAATTGACTCTTTAATCTGGGTTGGTAATACAGCAGGTTCAGGTCAATTGGCTTTATGTGATGGTTTTGTAACATTGGCACAAACAACCTACAGCGGAAGTGTAATAAATGGTAATACCTTGAATGTAACCGCTTTAACTGCGAATAACATTATTGATGTAGTTGATGCTATGACCCAAGCAATTCCTGTAAACATCATCGCTGAAGATGATTTGTATTTGTTTATGGGTTATGATACTTATAGATTATACGCAACAGCCTTGAGAAACGCTAACTTATTCGCTTATGATGGTCGTGAAGATCAAGGTGAGCAATTCTCACAAATGGTACCAGGTCAAAATGTAAGAGTATTGGCTGTTAAAGGTCTTAACGGAACAAACAAAATGTTCTTATCTACAAAGAAAAACATGTTCTTTGGAACTGACCTATTGAATGACTATGAAAACCTTGAGATTTGGTATTCTATGGACTTCCAAGAAGTAAGAGTAGTTGCTAAATGGAAACAAGGTGTGAACTGCGCATTCTGGGACTACACGGTATTCTTTGAATTGTAATACCTAAAAAATCAAAGGGGGTGTAAAAACCCACTTATAAAAAAATAAATTAAAAATAAAAAACATATATTATGGCAAATTGTACTTTAGATCAAGGGTATGTATTGGGTTGTAGTTCAATTGGTGGTGTAGAAAAAATCTGGGTAGGCGAGTATGTTGATAATGTATCAGTAACACAAGACGCTTGTGGTATTATTACAGGTATTTCAACTACAGGTCTTACGGTCTATGCGATGGAACAAGACATAGAGTTTGGATCGCTCGTTCAAACAGGTAATTTTTCAAGAGAAAATGGAACCGTTTTTTACCAGTCCGATTTATCTATGAAGTTCATCGGTTTAGATTGTAACCTACGAAACTTAATGATTCAACTTGGTAGATCACCATTATTCGCAATTGTTAAATCAAACGCTGGTGATTACTACTATCTTGGATTGGAAAGTTCAGGAAGATCATCTGCTGGTGAGGCTAATTTGGGAACTTTACTAGGTGATATGAATGGTTTAACTCAAACTATTACATTCAAGTCGGCTAATGGAGCATTCTTAATTAACGGATCTTTGATTGGAACAACTATTACGGTAGCATCGTAATCTACTAGGGTCTTCTGACCTTCACTATAGAAACCCCTTACCTGAATTGGTAAGGGGTTTTTTATTTCCACTAATAAAAACAATATCAGTCAAAAAATATTTATTAAAAAAGTATGTTAACCATTCCTAATTATACTACAAGTTTAACACCATTTACTCTAACAGAGAAGACAACTATACCCTTATCACAGGTTAAGTATATTCTTGAATTGAATGGTAAAGAATTACATAATGAGACCTTGTTATTTTTAACTGGAGACACAAGTTTGAATATTGATAGGTATAACTACTATCCAATCAATTTAAGTCCTTACAACCTTGTTGGAGGTCAATATTCATATAAGGTTTGGCAAACGACGGGATCAACATTAAGTATTTCAAGTTTAACTACAAATGATGTAGTTGAATCTGGATTCGCAACAATAATCAGTACTGGTGGAACACAAACAACAATTTATAACGCTTCATCAGGAACACAATATGTATTTGAGTAATATGAACACAAGTAAAGATGACTTAACACCAGAAAAACCAGTATCGGTTAAGATATTCCAATTTTCGGAAGCATATGAAGCACCAATCTACCAATTTGTTAAAAAAGGGGACACCCACTTTTTATCATTTGGTGCCGATAATCTTTATCCCTTGTATTTGTTAAACTTATACAATAACTACGGATCTCCTCTAAACAAATCAATCATAAATAAAAAGACCAAAATGACGACAGGTTTTGGTTATCGTAAGATACAAGATGTAAAATTACAAGAGTGGTCTAAAAGAAATAATTTGGAGAGATTATTATTGTATTTAGCAAAAGATTTTTTCATATATGGAGGGTTCGCAATAGAAATTATTTGGAACAGAGAAGGTACATCTTTTGAGATTGGTTATTTACCTATACATACTTTGAGAATTGGTCTTAAGGAAAATGAAGAAGAGGCTGATTATTACTGGTATTCTAAAGATTGGGGTCAGTATAAGAAAGATGAATACAAACCAGAATACATTAGACAATTTGATCCTGAATATAGAGTAGGAAGACAAGCATTATATTACATAGATCCAAACCCATCGGCAACAGATTTATACCCTATACCGGACTATTCCACGGCAATCAATTATGTTGAATTAGATTACGCTATAGGTCGTTTCCACATCAATCAAGTTCTTCAGGGCTTCTCGCCATCTTTCATACTTAATTTTTCTACTGGGATTCCAACAATCGACGAACAAAACCAATTCTTTAGAGAGTTCCAAAAGAACTACAAAGGAACTGACGGGGCTGGTAAGATCATGATTACCTATAGTGATGGGGGAGATCAAAAACCTGAACTTATCCCAATTCAATTAAACGATTCAGACGATAGATTTATTCTACTACAAGGAATGGTAGAAAAGAATATCACGCAGGCTCACGAGTGTCCTATACAACTTGTATCGGCTGTACCTGGTTCATTAGGTTCACAGGACGAGCGTAAGGAACTTATGGCGGAGTTCCAAACATATTACATCGCCATCAAGCAAAATCAAATGGAGGAAGCAATAAATGGTATTCTTAAAACGATTGGTTTTACTGAAGAGATTAAATTGAACGATTATTCTGTGGCTGATAAGACCGGTGTTTTAACGGAAGACCAAGAACCTCTACAGATCGCAGATAGTATGGTAGATAAGGCAGATCAAAATATAGATGAAAACATCTAACGGATTTGGATAAAAAATATTTAATATAAATTGATATGAGTTTTAAGCCAATATATTTTATTTCACAAGATTATTTCTTGACTAACACACCAGTTGAAAAAAATATTGATTGGGATAAGATTAGTCCCTACGTTCTCCAAAGCCAACAACTCTATTTACAGCAGTCAATTGGAGAGACTGGTCTGAACGCATTAAGTGAAGGGATTAAAAACAATACCCTTACACCTGATGAGGTTTCTTTGATGAAAGAATATATCCAACCCATCGTTTGCCAATATACATTTTGGTTATCTTTACCTTTTATCAATTTTAAGGCGACAAACAAAGCACTATCCAAAGAATCAAGTGAGTATAGTCAGGCTGTAGATCTCGACGAAATGAAGTATTTGAGATCTTCGGTCAAAGATGCGGCAGAGTTTTACCAAAGACGATTGGTTAAATACTTGGCAGACCATCCAGGTAAGTTTACTTGGTACGATCACCCAGCGGCACTTGATAATTTACCTCGTACCCTACAATCTTATTTTGGTGGAATGTATATGCCATTTGGATATGCTATGGACGGAGTTGGAGTATGGACGGAGCCTTATGGATCTAATTCACCATGTACTTCTTGTGGAACTGGATGGTCTAAAGGAACAGCATATTACTAATTTATGGACGATATAACAACACTTTGGGTAAAAAAGGTATT